CCCCTCGTACTGTTCAACGGTGTTGATTCCCTGCTGGGCGGTTTCCTGTGCAGTGTCGGAGCTGACGCCGTAACCGATCAGCATGGCGATCAGGGCCAGACTGGCGGCCACTCCGGGGGATTTTTTGTAGGGAATACTGGGCATCTTTGCTCCTCATGTGGGGCGGGGTGCGGAAAGGGGCACACCCCGCCCCGTCCGGCGGGTATGGAGGCGGAAGACTATGCGCCGGCCTTTACGGCGGCGACCGGCGCGCCAAAATTGATATTGACCTCTACAATGGCGTCGGCCTGGGCTGCAGACTCCCAGGCAATACCGGCGTAGATGGGGCCAGCCGTGGCCGTGGCCGTATGCGTTGTAACGCCGTCAGCTACGGTTTCGTTAAGGTACACGCGCGTGCCCTGGGCGATGGCCTCGGCGGCCTTGGGCAGCTCAAACACGCCGTGGGCTTCGCAAGCGCCAGCTACACCGGCGGGAATGTCGGTGCTGGCAATGGCGACCATGCCGGGAAACACCACGATATCGCCGCCGAGCACATCGGCGGAGGGCGTATAGTCGATGCAGCGCCCTTCACGAACAAAGTTTTGCATTGTATTTCTCCACGTTGTTTGTGGTATTAGGCCGTGGCCTTGGCGACAGTGACCCAGCGCATGGCTTTGGCTCCAATATCCATGCGGACTTTGGATTCAAAACCATCCGTGTTGAAATTGTTGTTGGTTTCAATGTAGGGGGACTTTTCGCCACCCAAGAAAAATACGGTGACGGTTCCGCGTGCGGCAGCCAAAACCCAAGAATTGGGCGCGAGGTCGTCGAATCGGCGGTCATAGACGCGCTTGAAATAGTTGCCGCCGTAGGGGTTGGCCACCAGCGGCTGAGCCTGCGTGCCGACGACAGGAATGCCCTGAAGCTGGGTGGTGAAAAACTGCTCGCTTGCCACCTCCAGATTGACGCCGGTGAGGAAAAATTTTGGCTTGATGGTGATCGACTTTTTGAATCGGTCCTTCTGGGACTTCATGGCCGTGACAACCGGGCCGAGCTTATCTACCGTGGGAATGCCGCCCTTGCCCGCAAACAGGTTGTTGTGCTGGGCGTGGAAAAGCGAAAGATTGTCGCCCATTTTCACACTGCCCAGCAGGGCGTTATAGGCAACATCGCCGCAAAGTCTGGCGCAGGCCACGCCGTACATTCGCGGGGTTTCCGTAAGCGCACCCAGGTCGTCATTGACGATCGCCTGACGGCTGATATTGAGTTTGCTACCGAATGTTTCAACCTTATAGGTTTCGGCAATTTCAGCGAGCCGACCTTCGCGGTATTCGCCGTTTTCGGGGATCTTTTTCATTTCCACGTCGCCTTCAAAACCCACGGCCTTGCTTTCCTTGAAGTCGACGGCCTCGCCGACGGCGCACCAGTCCTGCCACGTCTCCTCCGCTGTTTCGTAGCCATCCATGAGCGTGCGGCGGCTGGTTTCAATCAGCAAAATGGGCATGTCGGTGGTGGTGAGAGCACGGCCAACAATGGTGCGAATATCGCCATGCAGGCTGCCGCCGGACCGCAACACCATTTCACGGCACATTTCGCGCAGGCTATAGCAGCGCAACTCGTCAGCGCCGGGGGCGGGTTTTTCGAGAGCGATACCGGCCCGCATGAGCATGGCGTCCTGAATGGCAGCGCGGACTTTCTGCTGTTCGGTGAGGCCCGTAGAGGCGTGGAAACCGGGGCCGCTGCCCCTGCGCTGCTGCAGCATGTCGTACACCTGTGCCTTTGCCGAGGTGAGAGTGGCCCCGGATTCAATGAGGTTTTTTTCCTGCTCGGCATCCAGCCCGTGGGCCGTGCACATTTCGCGGATACCGGTAATGCGGGCGCGCTCTGCCATCTGCACCAGGGGGTCGCGCGTGGCAGAGTTCGCCAGGGCGCGCATAACGTCCGCGCGGGTCATGGAGCGCTTGCCCTTGGCACCTGCGGCTGGTTCTTCGCCGTCGGGTTCGCCTTCGCCGGATCCAACGCCGTCAATGTTGACGCCATTTTCCGCGAGAACTTCCAGAATCTGGTCGACGATGCCTTCACCGTCTACGGGGTCGCCAGCGGGGGTCTTTTCTTTTTTCTGTTCGGGATCTTCCGCCGGATCCTGCGCGGGATCCTGTGCCGGTTCTTCATCTGTAATGCCGAGGGCGCGAAACAGTTCACGCAGCTTCGCTCGCAGACGTTCGTTCATTGTACGCTCCTTGCCCGCTTGCTGGGCCGTTGCTGATTTGTTAGGGGCCATTTCGGCCCGAATTTTTGCATTGTCGTCCGCGCCAATGGGACAAAGTGACAATTCAAATATTTTCCACTGGGTGGACACACGCAGCGGGCCTTCAAACAGACGGCCTTCAATTTCTGCGGATTGCCCTTCCTTGATCTCCATGTAGGCAATGACATCGTAGCCGATGGAAACATCTGTGACGTGGCCTTCGAGCACCTTCTGGAACGGCTTTTCTCCGTCTTCTGTGGCGCTGAAAACGTTTTTGCCAGCGAGCTGAGGTCCTTTCGGACCCTGTTCCACATGGATATTCCGGAATGAGCCGAGCACATCAGCTACGCGGCAACGACTATGCGTGTCCAAAAGCGGAACCTGCCCGATGTCCGGAACCTGACACCCACTCATGAGCAGCACTTCGCGCACTGGGCGGTATGTTTCCCAGTCAAAAACGACTACCGGATCCTCGGTGCTGGCCACAACCTCAACGGATCTTTCGGCCTCGTTGAGCGTGGCCGGGCGTCCAGTTGCTGCGTCCATGCGCAGCGACAAAACACGGCTGGCGCGGATATATTTAGCCATATGTGGGGTCCTCCTTGTCGGGATCGCCGAGCTGTTCGACAACGCCCAATTTAGCCGGGTTGTTGGCCATGGACGTGCTGACGCCGCCCGTTGTCGCGTCAACGCCGAACCGGGCACACAGCTCACCCCAGGCTGCGCGCTGGGCTACAATTTCCTCGGGGTCCTGACCCTGGCCGAGGATGACCATTTGCGGGGATTTGATACCGCTCTGGATGGCGTCAATATCCGCCTTGCCGTCGCGCAGCGGGTCAACGCTTGGCATACCGGCGGGGATCCACATCGCCTTGCGAAAACGGTCAGGATTTTGCCAGTAGCCCTTGAGGTAATCCTGCGTCAGTGCCTCGTAGGCGAGCCAGCGGGAAAAAATAGGACGGATAAAATGCTGCTCGTTGCGAAACTGGTGCGGCACCAGAAACATGGAAAAGTCATTGCGGCTCGCCTTGCTGGTGCTGTAATTGATATTTGTGTAATCGCCGGAAAGAATCTCGTATGGCAGATCCACTGTGATGGAGACCATGCGCAGGACAAATCGGGTGAAGCGGTCAAAGCTGTCGCCGGGGCGCTGGGTTGGCGGGGCAAACGTCATGTCCTCGCCCTCGCGCAGGTATTCAAGAACAGCGTTTTCGACATCTTCAATATCCTCGCGCTGCTCACTGCCGCCACCAGCGCCCGGAAGTGGGCCGCCGCGCAGGGCCTGCGACAATTCAGGATTGCCGCTTTTGATAAAACCCAACCATTTTGCGGCCATTTTGGCAGAATCAATTTCCGCGCCGGTGTAGTCGCCCATGTCCCTGGCCAAAAGGACAGCGGGAGCAAACGGCGTAACGCCGCGCAGCTGGCCGGGCCGCAGGGTCTGGAAACCGTGTATGACGTTTGCGGCAGGCTCGCGCCATGTACGCAGTGCGTGCTCCCACGCAAAAACGGTCTGAAAATGGTAGGCCACCGGCTCGCCGGTGTAGATGTCATACTCGACGCCCTGGGCAATGTCGGTGTTTGGCTCCTGCCCGTCAGTGCGCCACGCGGAGAGATTTTCCGGCTCATAGAGCTGCACGGCCAGCGGATGGCGGGAGCGATCGCGGGGCGTGGCAAACCGGGCCACAAATTCGCCGCATTCGCATTCCTGCCGCTTGGCCAGCGACTGCAGCTCGTAAAAATGCAGTTTGCCCGCCACGTCGGCCTTTTCCATCCAGATGCGGAACCTCTCCTCAATTTTGCGGCGTACAGGCATGAGCAGGCCTTGCTCTTTTTCTAGCTTGAGCTTGGTGCGCAGTGCCTGAAAGTGTTTCAGATCCGCGTCCTTGTTCTGGCGGTTCAACTGGGCCTCGGCCAGCTCCCTGTTTTCCGTTTTGGCCACCGGCGTGAGATTTGCCGACGCGTAGCCGAGCAGGGCGGATGCCTCATACAACCCGGCAGCATTGCGCGGCATAAGCCCGGCGCGAACGTCTTTAGAGAGCTTGCTTTTTTCAACCTTGAAGCCCTGCTCTTTCAGGTAGACCAATGCCTCTTGCTGCGTTTTGAATGCCAGCGCCGACGGTGTAGGTGCATCAGACATTTGCGCTCTCCTTGTGCATGGAGGTGGACCCATTGGCCGTTTGTGCGCAGCCATGCTGTGAGCCTGACGACATCATCCAGCGACCAGCGCTCATGCCCAAAAATTTTAAAATCATCGCCGTCGACGCGGGCGCGCAGACCGGCACGACGCAAAATATTCATGCTGTCCTGCGGGCCTGCGGCATTGGTCAGCCAGTCGGCTCTGGTTGTTCCGCCCGGGGGGATTAACGGCAGGTCGCCGGTTGAATTGCGCACCGGCCCAGCTACGTGCTGCCCTGCCTCTGCGGCCTCCCCCCCCATGGTGATCTCGCCCTCGCGGGCTACAGGCCCAAGGGCCTGACCAAGGGGCTGGGCAGCGACAGGCGCTGGGGCGACAGGCTGTGATTGCGGCAGGTTGAATACCGGCGGCAGGCCCGCGCGGATCCAGACGACAAGGTCGACGCCAGCGGCCACGGCCTCGCCGGGGTCTTTGCCAGCAGGCACTGGCCAGCGCCGGGCAGTGCGGTAGGTGCGCGCCCAAAATTCAAAACCCTGTGCTCCGGGCCGCTTGCCGTTTTCTTTGGGCGGGTCGAAGTCAAGCGCCACCAGAATGCAAAGCGCCCTGGACAAAATGGCGTGGGCCGTGAGATCTGGCTTGCCCACGTTGGTGCCGACGGATATGGCCCCAACGTCGAGGCCCTCGGCCTCGGCTGCTGCGGCGCAGGCCATGGCATCCAGCTCTGACTCCACCACCACAAAGGCGCGGCACTGCGGACGCAGGAGCATGGGATGCATGGAGCTGCCCGGTATGACCGCGTATTTCATATCTGGGGCCATGCGGGCGCGCGCATCGTCTGGGCGGCGCACGCGCAGGCGGCAAACCTCGCCAGACTGTGAGATTGCCGGGACAACCAGACCGGCGGGGATCCACAGCGGTTTGGGACGGCCATTGTTTTTGAGCACCTCCGGCAGCCCCCAGGCGTCGCGCTGTTTGAAATAGCAGTCGCCGCCTTTTTCTCCGGGCAGCCAGCCGAGGCGGTAACGGTCAACCGCATCTGCCCATATGCCGCGCTGCGCCATCTGCACCATGCGGGCAGGATCCGCCGCAAGCAGCTTGTGGGCGTAGTCGACCAGCTTTGCCGCGTGCTCGCGCCACGCAGCCGGGGGCAGCTCAAAAGAGGACTTGG